TCACTCCGCCGGATAACTACTGGGGGCGGACAGGACGTGGCTGAAAAAGCGGTTGGGAAGTCGGAGATAAGCGAACTTGATTTTCTCCCCTTCGTGGATAGCATCGTGCACCTTGTCGAGTCCTGTGCGCTTCAGAGCATCGTTGAATGCGATAGCGCCACGCACATGAATGGGCACGCCCTTGTCGCGTGCGTTGTATTTACCGAGGCCGTTCACCGACCGAGGAAACGCAATATCCTCAAAGTCAGCGTTCTCAAACTGCTCTCGGCTCTTTTTGACATGCGCCCACACATCTTCCTGTGTTCCGTTCATGAACAGCCGGATACTCTCCGTCAGCATGTCGCGACAGATGGCCGGCGTGCTGGACTTGATGGTTTCGATACCCATCATCTTTAGCTTCGGCTTGTCATACCGCACACCCTCGTTGTCAAAGACGTTGAGGATGTAGTGCTTCTTCGCAGTCCACACACCCTTGTTCGCAATGACTTCCCGCTTCATCGTCAAGCAGGGAATCGCCACATTCAAGTAGTCCGCCAAACGCGCAAACGACTTCTCCAGTGCCGGCTCGATTTGCTTCGTGCAGAACTTGTCGAGCATGTCCACGATGTCTGTCGTTGTCGCGTTTGGTCGGACTTTCTTGAACGCCTCTACCACGCGCCCCATGCGCACGTAGACGGAATCCGTATCCGACGCAATGATGTAGTCCTCGTCTGTTTTGAATGCCCTATTCAGAAGCCGATTCACGTCTTCGGCAATCCAGCGGATTGTCAACTGCCCCGTGATCGTGACCGCCTCTGCCATGTCAGTATTGTAGAAACGGAAGTATGCTGACCCTAGTGCGCCGTATGCGGAGTTGAGATTGACCTTACGAACCAACTGCTGATTGTTGTGTGCAGCAATCGTCTTCGTCAGTTCCTTTGACTTACGTAGTAGCTCTGGCGTCTCCCCCTTTGTCCGGATTTCTTCCTTGACGTGTTCCAGTTCCTTCGCTGCCGTCTTCATCAACTTCTTGTGACGGTTGCGTTCGTCATAGAGCGTCTTCAGCATGTTGGGCAGGAAGCCCTCGCGATGGCGGTCAGTGAGAACGCCATTCGCAGCCATGCACACGTCTTTGTCCTTCAGGATGGACGTGTCCTTGCTCTGCGACAGTAGCTCGTCTACCGTCAGGTCCTTCACTCGCTCCCCGATGAGCGTTTCCGGAGACAGATTCCACTGACGGATGATGTGCGGGTACATCGAAGCCACGTCAAACGAACACACCCATTCGTGGAGTCCGACCAATGGGTCCTTGACGTAGGCGCCCGCGTATTGGAAATCCTTGCTTTCGTCCTTGCGCGGCGGGATCTGCTTGCCCTCTGCGCGGAGTCTGTGGTAGATCATGATGTCCCACAGACGCACTTGACGGAACGTGTCGGTGAAGTTCGCCTTCGCGCCGTATGCCAGTGCCGCGACCAGTTCAATGAGCTTCAGCTTGTCATCTAGCTCTTTAACTAGCTGCACGTCTTGGATGTTGTATTCGATGAACTTCTGGTGGTCCAACTCATACAGCTTGTTGAGCGTGCGCAGTTCCTTGTAGCTCACCTTGCGCTTCTTCAGTTCAACGTGCGCAATGTGGTCGAGACGATACGATTCCTGCTGCGAGTAAGTGAACTTGCGGTAAAGCTCGTAGTAGTCGAGAATCGCGATTCCCTTGATGTCGATGACCGTCTGGTCGCGTCCGTTGAGCGTCAGCGTCCGGGCTGCCATTCGCCGCAGGGGAGAGACACGCTCCCACATGTCTTCAGTGAACAGGAGCTTGAGACGGTTCACCAAATAGGGGATATCGTAGAACTGGACGTTCCACCCCGTGATGATATCGGGATAGTCGCCATTGCTGCGCAGGAAGTCGAGGAAGCGGACGAGTAGCTGAGATTCATCGTTGCACTTGATGTAAGTCTCCCCCTCTTTCGGGGTGTAGTCCTTCGTGCCGTAGATGACTTTTCCGCTTTTGCCGAGATGCCACCAGAGGATGGAGATGGCGATGACAGGAGAGAACGGGTCATCGACTGGTGCGTAACCGCGCACTTCGTCGCGGTACACTTCAATATCGATGTCCCACACGTAGAGGCGAGCCATATCGAAAGAGACTTCAGACTTGTACACATCCGACAGCATCATGTATTCAGCCTGAATGTCGCCGTAGACGGGAAGCTTGGATTGCTCGATAAACTCTTTTGCTTCAAAGAGCTTGTCAAACATATGCGGCATCAACGGGGTTCCGTCAAAGCCACGGTGCGTAGCGTCCTCTTCACGCACTGGCGTGTAGAGAGTCGGCATGTATTCCTGCTCTACGAAGATCGGGGAGCCATCTGTATCCCGTTGTCTAGCGTAACATTTGTTGCCGATGCTGCAAACATAAGTATATTGTAGGCGCGGGTTTAGCGCGTCGGCAAACACAACTTTACGAGCGGTGTGCATCATGTTGAATAGACGCTTCGGAAAACTGATAGTTATCGAGCAAGCTCCGTCCCATAACTGGCGCACTTATTGGGTGTGCAAGTGCGACTGCGGGAACATTACCAAACCCGTCGTTCGCAGTTCGCTTACCAGTGGGAACACTCGGAGTTGTGGGTGTCTTCAAAGAGAAGTCGCCGCGGATGGGTTGAAGGGACGGCAAGGAGCAAAACATCCTAACTGGAAAGGCGGAAGGCACATCACACGGAATGGCTACATCAAAGTCCGCGTCAACGGAAAATATCAACTGGAACATGTTCTAGTTATGGAACAACACCTTGGTCGTTCCTTGTTTCCCGATGAAACCGTGCATCACAAAAACTCAATACGAGATGATAACCGTTTGGACAACCTTGAGATACGAGTCAAAGGGAAGCACCCACACGGCGCTTCCGTCTCTGACTTGTTAGAGTGGGCTGACGAACTCATCAAACGCTATCGCTAGCCCTTGAGGATTTGCTTGAGGTCGTCCGTTCCGGCAAGAGAGAGGCCAGTCGTGGACTCATTGTAAAGCTTCTGCATCTGCGCAGACACTTCAACAATCCACAGAACGTGGTCATTCTTCAACACAATGGCGGTGTCCTTGTCGCTGAACATGTTCGCGGGCAACAGACCAACGTGCATCCGCTGTTGCTGCGGGTCGAAGTTCACATTTGGGCGAACTGCACGGTCAAGGATGTATTCGTGGTTGTCGGTATCGATGGTGAGCTTTCCAACGAGGTCTTCACCGGAGATCAAATGAACAAGACGAATTCCGACTTCAAGCATTACTTACCTCACTGAATAGAACATACTCTTGCTTGCGACGGGCAAGCAATCCGGGCAACACTCTCAGTTTGCCTGTGCGTGGGTCGCGTGCTTTGGACCAGCGAGTGAACAAGTCCTCGTAGACTTCCTGGCCGGTATTGATGGCTCTGCGAAGGGAAGACGACTTGAAGGCACCGACACCAAGATTATACGCGAAACTTATCAGGGCGTCAACCTGATTTTGATGTAAATCCGCATAAATTAATGGGTAGATACCGGCCGCCGTTGTATTGCAGTCCTGCCGCAACCACTCTTCGGCCTCTTCGTGATCACATGTCATACCCGGACGAACAGGCAACCCGTTGATGCGAGTTGTTCCGTATCCTATTGTCCAAACGCCAGCAGGGCACAAATACGCCCGACTACTATACCCCTCAAACCGTTTGATAAGGTCTAATCCCCGCTGGCCGATTTCCATGTCACACTCCTGTTGAGCCGAAGCCTCCTACTCGATTGGAATTGGCTACCGGTAGAAGGCTGGGACCGGCAACTTGTTGGAACGAAGGAATCGCGAGTCCGTATTCATTAAGGAATAGGAACTGAGCAATTCTGTCACCGTGACGAATCACATACGAGGGTGCAGTCATGGGCGCCAAATACGTGAGAATAACCTGCACTTCATCACGATAGTCGGAATCCACAATCCCCGGTGCATTTGTAACGGTAATACCCTTGCACGCGAGGCCGCTGCGGGGGCAAACGAGCATCGTCATACCAGGCGGCAATGCCATGAACAGTCCGGTCGGAATCCGCACGGTCTGCAACGGCTCAATTTCCACTGTCCGCTTGGATGCGAGATACGCCTTCACATCAAACGCGGCCGCGCCATCTGTGGCCCGATACGGCAGAGACGCCTCAACAATGTTATCGCGCCCAAACGTCTGCCGATGCACGTAGACAAACACATTCAAATCAGTTTCCATTATCAACCTCTTGAGTTATGAACGCTTCTTCCCTATCTCGTACTTGGCAACCAAGTTCCACAAATTTTTCTCTCTGAACGGAAGAATTGTTATCTGAGAAATCGGGACTGTAGGAGCAACAGACTTTGCGGGGTCAACCAAAATCACCAGACCCCACTCAGCAAGCATATTCGCAATAGTATTGCGTCGAGCCCGATCCGCTTCAAGGAACTGTGTCTGCTGTGTCTTTCCATCCAGCAGGAACAATTCCTTGAAGTGAACCAGAAAGTAATGACCCTGTTTATGTAAAATGTGGCAGGACTGATACAGCGTCTTATCTCTGCGTGAGGCGACCCCAATACGGGTCAGCGTTTCTTTGACTTTCAGGAACTCGTCCGGAGACGGAAGAGTAACCTCAACGCAATCGTGTATCACCGCGGCCACATGTGGCGGTATCGTGGCGATATCAAGGGGATGTAGATTTTCCATTACGCCGACCTTTATGGGATGACACTCCGCCTTTATCGAGGCGGGAACGGATTATTTCAATCTGTTCTGACGTGTGCAACCCTACAAGGTCGCGGGCTTGCCGAGCGCTGCACCCATAATACTCTGCCACGGCGCGCACATCATCAGATACCTGATTCTTGATCCACTTGGAGAAACGCTTCCGTGGTGCAACTGTATGGACCAAGAAAAGGAACTGCAAGTATTTAGATAATGTGTGCCGCTCATTCATGAGATTCGCTGCCAACACAGTGTCCTCATGATACGAGAGCGAGTGATTGATGAGGTACGGCTGATACTCTTTCTCAAAGTCGATGTCGTTCGCCACACGCCGGTCCTTCGTGTGCGTGATGGCGTTGAGGTATTCC